GACCATTCGAGAACGCTTGATCCTTTGTTCATCATGAAGTTACTGATTTTCAATTTACCGTTTCGACGTAACCAGAATTTTATTTTTGGTTTGTTAGCCGTTTTTATAGCGGTAAATGTAAATGTGAACTTTCTCCATGATGTATTCCCGACAACAGGAATTGCATAAACTGTTTCCGCGCATTTTACGTTTGCATCATCTTGAAACTCGAATGCTATTTGCGATTGTGTAATATCGACAATCGTGTCCCATTTAACAAATACTGAAAATGTAAATTTATCGCCAGTGTTGATTGTTTTCGGGTGTAAATCTTCTAGCGTTTGCCAGTACCCTGTCCATTGATCGGAACTCTGATTACTTACATCTAATTGTAAAACCGATCCGAGTTCTGAATCATCCACAATACTTGATTTATCTTTCGTTTGTATGTTTACGAATTCCCACCCGTCAGTATTACGATCAAAACCAGAATTTCTAATCAAGTTTCCGCCACCGCTAGAAAATAGATCGGACGTCGGTTTCTTGAATGAAGAAAGAATATTTCCTTCTTCTAGTTGGTACGCTGCAAACTCGAAACTTTTTCCTGCTGCTGCTGCGAGAATAGGCTCGAATCTCATTTGTTTGTTATTCGTATTAATTGCTACAATCCACGGGAATGTAATGTTGAAACGTTGCCAGTCTTTTGTAAGTTCTCCGACTTTTGTCCCAGACTTATTCGATCCATCTAGATAGAAGTTTAACTGAACTTTTTCCGTCGTTGCTCCTGCGTATCGAGCGTAACAAGAAAACGTCACTTCATTATTTAGGATATCTGGGAATCTCTCAATAATATCGTAAACACGATACTCTAAACCAGACCATTGAGCAGCGGACGACCATACATCGGTATTCATGAATTGAACCGGTGTTCTAGTGTTCCCGATTTGATTCCATGCAGGGTGATTGTTTTGAGTTACATCAAGTAACATGTTTTCTGCGCCGAATTTCATCCCGTCTACTTTTCCAGTCACTTCAAAAACGCTCGTACTGATTTTACCTACTTCAACCTTTAACTCACTTGCTTCTTTCTTTACGTTGACCATATCGCCCTCTAAACCTGCGACTTTTCCGTTTGTCGTGTTTAGTTTACCGTCAACCGTAGTAACTTTTCCGTCGACTGTTGATAATTCCGTTTTAGTTGCGCTTAGTGTGATATCTTTCGCGTTTTGGTTAATTTGCGTTTGTTGGTTCTCAAATTTCTGTAAAACACCCTGCTGATCCGTTGTATATTTACTATTAGAAACCTTACCATTTAAAGCCGTGTCAACGTCTGTTTTTGTGTAGGTGTCCGCTTTGTTTGCTTTACCTTCCATTTGCTGATTAAGCCAGTTAATATCGACTAAATCCTCCATATCGCCTTTGATCTTGTCTAACTCGCCATTAACCCACGTTTGCACATCTTGTTCAAGTTGTTTGGTATCTGGAACGATTGCTTCCCATGTTGTGCCATTCCACTTTTTCAAAATTCCTGGCTTTCCTTTTGAGATATCCAGCCACAATGATTTCCCTGCAACTAATCCCGTTGTCGGTGCATTAGTGCTTTCTATTATGACTGTTTGCCAGGTTGCAGAATCCTTATTGATTTGATCAGCTAACGCCTTTGCATATTCTGCATCCTCTTTCGCTTTTTGTGCTGCTCTATCGGCTAGATTAGCGTCAATTATTGCTTGTGCTGCGTCTGCTTCAGCTTTTTCAGCGATTAATTTCAATTGATCAACATAATCTTGTGTTGCTTTTCCGCCTAGTTGCGATACCAATTGTTTATAATAACGACGCCATTCTTCAGACTGATCAACAAGTTCACGATAGTCTCCAAACACATATTTATCTTGTGAAGGATCAGTAAATGATTCATCACCAGCGATTGCCCGTGCTTCTAAATAAAGTTTCGGTGTAAATCCTGTATCTTTTATTCGGATTGTATCCCCCTCATTAATCAGCTCATGAGCTAGTCCAAATACACGACCAATACTTTGTGCATTTACTTCATAAGAAACAGATGTATTAACGCGTTTCTTTATCTCTATTTTCATAAGAGTCATTAAACGTTGTGGTGTTATATCTTGCTCTGTCTCCGGTGTATAGAATCCGAATTTATGTTGTCCTCGTTCATTCCATCGCTGAAATGCATCATTGTCTACAAGATAAGGAACTCCATTATTAATGCTAGAGATGGTTATAAAGTCTCCACCTTCTTTTTTTACGAACCCTAATAGGGCTGTACAGATGTTTTGGGAATTCTCAATTCGTTTGATACCCATCAAATCTTTACCAAGAGTTACTTCCTTGCCTGTATCACGTCCTCGCTTTTTCACCATATCTACATAACGACCAACAATTTGAGAACCTACAACTTCCGCGCGATATTGAATTTCTAAATCGAATAAGGAAGCAATATCTTTTAAAAATTTCAGTGGATCTATGAATTCATTAATCGTCATAGTGTGGAAGCCAGCGTACTCTGTTTTTCCTCTTTTCCACTTCGTACCCACAAGAGCTATATCAATAAACTCATTGACTGTTTTACCTACAATCTTCTGTGGATTGATAATGCCAGCTTTCGCGAGTTGAATCCATTCACCAGATGCATAAGCAATGACTGACCTATCATCTGAATCTTTTTCAGCTTCAGTAATTACATATGGAACAATGCGACCATCACGAACTTCTTTTAAAACTAAATTTTGCTGCATGAGTGTCACTGCATGATCTGTATTATCAAACACTTTAAACTCTAATGTATCAATGTTATTTTTTATTTCCCAATGTCGTTTATCGTCCCAATAATCTTTTGGTTGTATGTTGGAAACAATTTGACTCGTTTTAAAATCAACAACATGTAATATTCCACTTGGTGTCCTCATCTAAATCGCTCCCTATACGTTACTTTGGCTGTTCCGACAGTTGAAGGCATGATTTCTAGCTTATTCGAACCCTTATGAATAACAGGATAGTCACTAAATATATCTTTTAGATTAATAGCACTTTTACCATTTATCGTTACAAGACTTCGCTCAGTATCAATAACTACTTTGTCACCAACATCAAAGATATAAGGAGGATTATTTTGAGTATTCATGTTAACCTTCCAAATTTTTAAATCGTCAATAGACATTTCCGAACAAAACATGTTATTAGAGAATTGAGAAATACTGATTTGTACTTGAGTGACTTTATTCATATTGACGTTATTTTCATCGAACCATACAACAAACCTTTCAGCATCATCAATTTCCGTACCTAAAATAAATTTAGAAATATACGCTTCCCATCTGTTTCCAGTTCTAGCAAGCCATAAACGACCTCTAAAATTTGTCCAAGTGTCTGGGTGATCTCCATGTTCATTAATAAATACCTGTCCACCTGGTTTTTTACTATTACCAACAGAAGCGAATCCGCTGTTTTGCTCGGCTTCCCATTGAACATCGCTCATCGATATACGAGCTACATAATCGCTATTTTCATCAAGAAGACCTATTTCCACACGTCCCATTTGATCCCAATGATGACTATTAATACGTACATAGGCTTGCATAATGAAATCCTGTAAAGGTCCTTGTGGAATATTCTTTTTGGCTATGCAACCATGCCATCCTTTTACTGTAGGTTCACCTAGATATTCAGCCATAAAACGATATCCATCTGATTTAAACTTTCCTCCACCAGTCATATCTTCTGTTTTAGGAACATCTGTCCATCCTATGGTTGTCCCCATTTCGTCCCATAACACACGTTGATTTCTTTCCACTGGAACCTGGTCTGCTTTCAATGGGTATCCAATGCGAAAATAATCCGTTCCATTCCATACATCAAGAAATGTGGAAGGCTTCGTCACTTCAACCTCTATAATTGGATTGGATTCTACACTTCCTTTATTTTGCACATTTGCTATTAACCCACGTCCATCCATTTCAAATTCTACCGTTTTAGTAGGCCCTAACTTATATGGCATCGGACAAACAAAATTAAAAGTACCTTTACCTAAAGTAACAAAATCCTCAGGATCAAAATCTTCATCAATAACCGCCAGGTATGTCCTATCAGGTGTTACATCAAAGACTAATTCAACAGGTTTTTCTGTAATTAACCACTCTGCTACTTCTTCTTTTAATGTCTCTAGGTCAGATCCATCGGGAACAATAATTCCGACAGGAAGTGGACGAGGGTCTGTATCCGTTCCTAATAATCTTGCACCTGGATAACCTGGAACACTTAGAAATTTCCTTTTTAACGGCGCCCACGCTGGTCTTTTCCATCCCTTTTCTATTTGAACAAAATCCTTACGTATATTGTTAAATGAAAAAGAACTCATACTGTCACCCCATTTTTTTATAAAGTAAAAGAAACCCAAACCTAAAAGTCCGAGTTTCTTTTTGCTTCTCTTTCTTGATATTCGGTTGTATAGCGATAAGTACCGCGTGCCACGTCTCTTCCTTCTAAATTAACAGGTACTTCAATAACTAAATCCCCACCAAGCATTGGAATGACTCCACCGCCAGATGACCCTGAAGAATAATTAATTACTTGATTCGCAACACTAGCTGCCATAGCTTGTCTACTATTTGACATATTTCCATACACACCACTCATAACACTCTTTAACCCTGATAATTGACTCATT